GTTATTCTAGTAATTCTGATGCTGGATCTCCAAACATTGGTTGGGCAATTCCTAGAAAGATGTTCAAAAATAGGAGCATCGTAAAGATTGTTTCTGGTGGACATCAAGCAAGAGATGGTGACGCACACGTCATTGCTCTAGATGAATATGGAGAAATCCATTGCTGGGGTAGAAATGATACTGGACAATGCGGTATTAGTTCTGAAATTTCTCATGGCAACCCAGAGATTGCTATCTTCCAAAGTGACAATATGTCGGTTGATAGTAGAACATGGTTGGTTAACTCAATGAACCGTCATATGTTCTTTGAAGGAAGGAGAATCGTTGATATTTGGGCAGGTCATAGAACATCATTTGCTCTTGATGAAGATGGTCGTCTTTGGTCATGGGGTTATAATAACAATGGTCAACTAGGTTATCCGACAAATAGTGGATTTAGAAGTTCTGATAGATCTAGAACTCCTAGAAAACTAAATGTAAACTGGAACTCCTATGGTGGTATTCAGAAGTTTGTTATGGTTTCTTCCGAAGCAAATAATGACTTCATGATAGTTCTTGATGGTAATGGTTATGTTTGGACCTGCGGTAGAAATAATACAGGTCAACTTGGACAAGGTAATACTAGCGATAACAATAACAGTAGCTCTCTTACTAGAAGAACTGGTTGGACTGGCGCTGGAACTATCGTAAACGTTTGGGGTGACAGTGATAATGGATCTTCTCAGCATACCTGGTATAGAAGATCAAATGGAGATACTTATGGTATGGGTTACAATGGTCACTATAATATGACCAATGGTAATACTACTAACCAAACTAATCCAGTTGCAATTTACATGCCTGGAACTAGCAGCAACCAAATCTTGAAGAACCTAGTTGCTTGTTCTGCTGGCGGAAGATCTGGCGGAACAACTCAACAGTTCCTAACTGATAAGGGACACGTTTATGCGACAGGTTGGAATGGATATGGAGAAGGAGGATCTGGAACATCTGGTACTCTTACAAACAATAGAATAAGATTCCAACAGAATGGTCAGAGACAGTATGCTCTAGGTAGAAAGATGCACGCTCCTATCTACAGTGCTAGCGGTAGTAATTCTTTAAACAATCAATCTACTAACGCTTCCAACGCTGGTTATGCAACGAATAGCGGCGGACTTCATTGTATTGATATTTTCAGTTCGGGAGATTATGAAGGTAACATTTCTCATACTACAAGATCTGCCTGTTTGTTTGATAATGGAGAACTAACTCATTCTGGTCGTAATTATGACTGGGGATTTGGGAACAACCGAGGTCATATCTATGGTTCTCTTAACGCACACCTAATTGGATAAGGAGAAATACAATGACGATTAGTACTACACGTAGAAAAATTATATCAATGAACGGATCATATAATTCGTTCAGTTTTCCTGAATTAGATTCTATTCAAATTGAACCTCCTATTGTTGGTGTAACGACCGTATACAGTGAGATTCTAACGTTTGATGATGAAGGAAATGAAACGGGGACAGAAACTATTTCAACTGAAATTCCAATCAGAGACAAAGATAATTTTGAACCCGAACAAGCAGCAATCTTTCTGTATAGAGATGTAGAGAATAATAGAGATTATTATTCCATTCATCCAGATTATACCGAAGAGATTCTTGAACAGGGATATTATGTTCCTGGTGAAAATGATACTGGTAGGTATGAGGGCGATTTAGAAATATTATCTACAACTACCGAACGAGAACTTTTTGATATTAGATTCGAGAATGGGGAAACTCTAGGTTCTGACTTCACTGAAAATGTTCTACTTGCTGACCAAAATACTAGAGCTAAATATCTAGAAGACAATGATTATGCATATAACATAGGTCTATGTACTTGTACAGAATCTGCACATAATCATGTTTGCGAATTTATGCATGAAGTTGATGGATTTATACAATGTATGGATTCTACTGATCCCGATGACAATATCAACTTCCTAACTGGAGCACCTGAACTACCCTCACCAGACTAAGAATAATCCCAAATGGAAAAATTAAGAGATCTAGCATCTAATCTGCGCCAAGAGTATCGCGGCGAATGGAGACATGGTGCGGTTTACAATAAAAATGATATTGTAAGGGTAAACGGAACTGCTTACGTCTGTACGACTGATTATTATTCTGAAAATAATAAGCAGGGTTATAATTATAAACCAGAGCACGATAGTACAGGATGGCAAAAATATTCTGCTGGTTATTGCTGGACTGGTCAGTGGAAACCAAAGGGAGAATATTATCCTGGAGATATTGTAAATTATAATGGAGAAAGGCATGTATGCCTAAAGCACGGTAAATATATTCACCCAATTTATGATAACCAAAGTGCTACTACTTATTGGAATAAATTAAGTACAAACGCAAACCAAAACGGAGCAAATAGAGTTATTGGTTTCTGGAATCGTAATCCTCTTGGATGGAATCCTAAGCATGGATCTGCTGGATGGTCCTCTGGTGAAATTACCAGCGGAAACCTTGGAAATAATGGAATTTCTTATATTAATGGAAACTATGAAGCAGCTCATAGTGGATATCGGAACGATTATGGTTTCGGTGCATCTGAATTTGGTTATGGTGGACAGCAAGATGGTACTAGTTCATCCGTATTCCAACGTTATGATGAGTATGACAATTACAGACCCCCATCAACTGTAGATCCTGATATTTTTGGTAGTAGAGGAAAAATCATTCAGGGTGTTGGAGATCAACATCATATGTGGGGTTATCTCTTTGACACTGGAGAGGTATTCTGGTCTGGTTGGCAAGGTTCTGGTGAGCATGGAGATGGTGGTACTACTAACAGATATTATTCAAGAAGAGTAGGTAGAACTAGTAATATGGGTGGTGGTTTTGACTACAACCAACAGATTCAACAGTATCAAGGATCTTTTGCTAAGAGAGGTCAAGGACTTCTTCGTGATATTCAGGCAATTAAACTGTCTACTTCATGTACATCATATGCAAATAACAGCAACAGTTGTAATGGCGCACTTGATATAAATGGGCAGATTTGGACCTGGGGATACAATGGACATGCAGGTCTTGGTAGAAACTACAGATATAATAACAACTGGTACAACAGTTATGTACCTGCAAAAATTCCTCAAAACTATTTTGACAATAGAAAAATTGTAGACTTCTGGATGGGAGGTGGTAACTATCAACATGGACATGCCCTAGATGAAGATGGAAATCTATGGGGTTGGGGTGCAAATAGTTATGACCATCTGGGTGTTGGTGATTACTGGCGTCAAGGTACTCCTACAAAAGTTCCATATGATTGGCAAAAGCATGGTGGAATTAAAAAGTACATAAACGAAGGTTATAATAATTATGGTAGAACAATCATCTTGACTCATGACGGTGTTCTGCATACGGCAGGATATGCTGCTAATGCTGGTAGAAGTTTCTTTGGATCTACTGATTATCAAAATGACTGGTCAAACTACGGTGGTGGATTCTCGCCAATGCAGAAATTCTGGTGGGATCGTGCTAGATCAATCGGAGTTCAAGGATCTGATCTAAGACATTTATGGAATGTAACTGACCTTTATAATGATGTTGAAGATTTCTGGTTTAATCAAGACCAAGGAAGCAGTAGTATATGGATTAAGCAAAAATCAACAGGAATGATTTATGCTGTGGGTCAGCAGTCTTATTATAGATTTGGAACAGTTGATTGGTTAAAAGGTGATGCTCAGGATACTGGAGATGATCTTTATACTAGCCCTCAGTTGCAGTATCCCCATCCAGTGATGATGGGTCATAGTGATATTATTCAAGTAGCAAGATCTGGTGATGGTAATAATGAATGGAGATGGGGTTTATTCCTAGATTCTTCAGGGAGAGCAACGACTATAGGTAATGGTGATACTGAAGCTAGAGGTAGGGGAAGTGCTGAGGGTAGTGTTGCTTATGAGATTGATAGTAGAAACAAACTACCATGGGAGTTTCATCCAACATACACTTATGGAACCAATAAAGAAGTTCCATACATTACTAAGATGGCAGATGTCTGCAGTGGTTCTGTTAATGATAGTTTCTTTGCTATAACTGAGGATGATAAACTAGTTCACTGGGGAGAAGGATCTGGATTTGACCCAAGTCGTCTTAGTATTCCTGGTAGAATGATGGGTAGAATGGTTCCGTAAGAGAGGTACTTGTAAAACCTCTATATACTTGGTATAATATCAGATATGTTTTATTGAAGTGTATGCATTTCGCGAAAATCGCTTTAGATAATGGCGGCAGTATTCACCCTTTAATCATCCCATCTAATCTAACAAACGGCACGGGTCTTATGAACCCTGCTGTTTATAATGATAATGGCAAGATTATTGTGAATCTTAGGCACGTTAACTATACCTTTTATCATTCAGAAAAGAAGACTTTCCAACATCAATGGGGTCCTTTGACCTATGTGCATCCAGAAAATGACATGCACTTGAGGACCACAAACTATTATCTTGAACTGGACGACGATCTTAATATTTCTCGTTATAATAAGATTGACACTAGCGAGCTAGATAAAGAACCTCTTTGGGACTTCGTTGGTCTTGAGGATGCTAGAATTTTCCGCTGGGAAGGAGATCTTTATATCTCGGGTGTGCGTAGAGATACTACGACAAATGGTCAAGGAAGGATGGAACTTTCTAAGATCATTGTTGAAGAAGATTCTGTGCGAGAAGTTTCTCGTGTCCGCATTGAACCTCCTAAAGATCCGAATTCTTACTGCGAAAAGAATTGGATGCCTATCATTGACATGCCTTGGCATTATGTCAAATGGTCTAATCCAACTGAAGTTGTAAAGGTTGATCATATTAATGGAACTTCTCAAACAACTCATCTGACCGAATATGTCAATATTCCTAGAGATGTTAGAGGTGGTTCTCATGTCATTCCTTTAAACTCCAATCCTAAGTATCATTTCGCTTTGACTCATGAAGTCGATCTTTTTCAAAGCGAAGTTGGTAGAAAGGACGGACTATATCGTCATAGGTTTATGATTTGGGATGAAAAGTGGCAGTGCCAAGGTTTTTCTAAAGACTTTTCTTTCATGGATGCTCATGTGGAGTTCTGCACTGGCATGTGTTATTATAAAGGCGACATACTTATGACCTTTGGTTTTCAAGATAATGCTGCTTACCTGTTGAGGGTAAATCCTGAAGTAGTTGAAGATTTTATTCAAGGTAAATTCGATGAGAAGAACTGATATCATTCAATCCCTTATTGATAAAATTGGGGCAAAAAAGTATTTGGAAGTCGGAGTTTCTGCAGGAGAAAACTTCAGAGAGATTAAATGCGATACTAAAGTTGGAGTAGATCCTGAACCAAACACTCCAGCTACGATTCATGTTACATCCGATGACTTCTTTAAAACTAATAAAGAAAAGTTTGATGTAATTTTTATCGATGGTCTACATCATGCCGATCAAGTATATCGGGATATTGCAAATGCCCTTCTTTGTCTGAATGATGATGGTTACATCGTCTGTCATGACATGAACCCTGAGTTGGAACAACATCAGGTTATCCCTTTCAATGGCGGCATATGGAATGGTGATTGTTGGAAAGCATACGTTCAAATCAGGCAAGAGCGAGATGATCTTGCAATGTATGTCGTTGACACTGATTATGGATGTGGTGTAATTAAAAAAGGATATCAAGAAAAACTTGACAAGATTCAGAGTCTTGATTTCCGTACTTTCTCAACAAAGAGAAAAGAATGGTTGAATCTTATAACCCCAGACCAATTTGTTTCTAGAGAATTGATGGACAAAACTAAGCAGGATTATGACTCTAAGTATCTGAATCAACTTCTGATTACTTACATTAATGATCCAGACGATGCTGAGATCAATTATGAACTTGCAATCTTTTATGATGAGATTGGTCAAACTGCTGCAGCAATGTCATATTATCTTCGCACAGTTGAAAGAACTGAAGATAAGTTGCTTCAATATGAGTGCTTGATTCGTGCTTCTATGTGCTATGAAAAGCAGGGCACTAGAAAGTTTACGGTCAAGGGACTGATTCAAAACGCCATGATCGTTATCCCTGACCGCCCTGAAGCATACTTTCTCCTTGCTCGATACTATGAGCGCCATACTGACGATGGAAGTTGGAAGGACTGCTATCAAACGGCATGTGTTGCAGAAGCATTTTGCGACAGAGATCCTCCTGCCTTACGCACTAAGGTAGATTATCCAGGTTTCTATGGTATTCTCTTTGAGAAAGCTATCTCTGCTTGGTGGTGCGGTTTATGTGATGATTCCAGAGACATGCTTCAAGATCTCCTGGACAACTATGAACTAGAACCTACTTATAGGCAGGTTGTAATAAACAATCTCAATAAGATTACTGGTCAGAATCATAATCTTCCTAGGTTGAACTGGTATAACAAGAAGAACTATAAGAATCTTCGATACAAGTTCAAAGGATCTAAAGCGATCGAAAAAAATTATGCTGAGTCTTATCAGGATATGTTTGTCCTTTCTATGCTTGATGGAAAGAAAAATGGAACTTATCTTGAGATCGGTGCAGGAAATGCTTTCTATGGAAACAATACCGCTCTCCTAGAAACTAAGTTTGGATGGAATGGGGTCGCCCTTGATATTGACGAAAACTTTGTAGCAGCACATAACAAGGAAAGAAAGCACAACTGTTTACTAAAAGATGCACTCAAAGTAAATTATGAAAGACTCTTGATGGGTCTTGATATGCCAGAGGATATTGATTATTTGCAACTAGATTGCGATCCTCCAGAAGTTACCTATAAGATTCTTCTGAATATGCCCTTTGAAACGCATAGATTTGCAGTCATTACTTATGAACATGATTACTATTGCGATGACACAAAGTCTTTCCGAGAAAAATCTAGAAAGTACCTTGAGTCATTTGGATATAAATTAGTTGTAGATAACATTTCTCCAAATGATGAGAAACCATACGAAGATTGGTGGGTTCATCCTGATCTAGTTGACGAATTAATTCTTGAGAAGATGATTTGTGTTGATGGTGAAACCAAGAAAGCTGAAAGTTACATGTTGAATTCTCTGTAAAATTATGTCTATTCCTGTTATTGGTGTTCCTGTTGTAAACAGCACTTTTTGGGTAAGTCGGTTGCTCATGAGCATCGACTACCCAGTCGATGAACTTTTCATTGTTAATAACAATGGGAGGGGAGAACTTGATGAAGAACTAGCAAAACTTGCTAGTCTTAAGCACAAGTATGTTAAAAGTATTAAAGTTGCCAATCTCCCTGGTAACTTAGGTGTTTCTGGTGCATGGAATCTAATCATCAAGTGCTATCTGATGGCACCATATTGGATCATCTGTAACGATGACGTTTCTTTTGGACCTGGTTTCCTAGAAGAAATGGTTAAAACTGCAGAATCTGATCCCATGATTGGAATGATTCATGGTAATAAGGGTGACTTTGGTGTTGGGAGTTGGGACGTTTTCTTTATTAGGGAAAGTATTATCAGACAGTTTGGTCTATTTGATGAAAATCTATATCCTGCTTACTGCGAAGACGCAGACATGATCATGAGATTCCTACATCGTCCTATTCGTAAGGTCATGGAACTACAGTCAATGTATTATCATGGTTTTGGTAAGAAGGATGAATACTATACTCATGGTAGTCAGACTAAGAAGACTGAACCAGATCTTGCTGAAAAATTAGATGCATGTAATTCAATGAATATTGACTATCTTACTGAGAAGTGGGGTAAAGAATGGAGACTCTGTGGTCCAACTAAACTACCTTGGGAAGGTCAAGAGCAACCGATTTCAGCAACAACTTTCAATTTGGATTTTGTTAGGAGTAAGCATTTAGGTTTCTAATATGAATCAGATGTTAAGCGTTAATCCTGATTATAGGAAATCGCAAAGAGTAATTATTGTTGATAATTTTTATAAAGATCCTCATGCTGTCAGGAAGTTTGCTCTAGAGCAAGACTATCATGATGATGCTGGATACATCGGCAGAAGAACTCGTAAACAATTTTTTATTCCAGGTACTAGAGAAGCATTTGAAGACCTACTTGGAACCAAGATTACTGAATGGGAATCTCATGGAATGAATGGTAGGTTTCAGCATAATTGGTCTGGAGAAAAACTTGTTTATCATTGCGATGATCAAACTTGGGCAGGTATGATTTACCTGACTCCCGATGCTCCTCCAGAGTGTGGAACTACGATGTGGAGACACAAAGAAACCAAGATTCATCATAATTCTCAGATTGATTGGGAGGCAGGTGAAGGTCTCAAAGTTTTTAATCAAAGAACTTTCCTAGATAGAACACCATACGAACCAGTTGATGTTGCTGGTAACGTTTTTAATCGTTTGGTTCTTTTCAGCGGCGGTAATATTCATTCAGCTTCTGAATACTTTGGAGACTGCAAAGAAAATTGCAGACTCTGGCACATGTTCTTTTTTGATTGATGAGGTAACTATGGACTTTAAGATTTATACTAAGGAAGAGTGTCCTTATTGCGATAAGGTTAAAACTGTTCTCAAGTTGACAAAACTGGAACATGTGGTCTATACTCTTGAGGATGACTTTACCCGAGAAGAGTTTTATTCTGAGTTTGGTGAGGGAAGTACCTTCCCTCAAGTAGTTGTTAACGAAACAAAAATTGGCGGATGTCTAGAAACAGTGAAGTACCTTCGGGAAAAGAATCTGATTTGAATGGCATAAATAATGATAACCACACAAACCGTGGTATTGACTTCATTCTTAATGGAGGGAAAAAGAAGCAAAAACAACCATTACATATAATCTTTGAAAAGATGGTTTGCTTCTTAAACAGGGAAGTAACTGTCTATTTTGAGATTTCCTTTAATTTAAGGAAAAGAAAGTAGTTCCCTAGAGGTAAGAAAAATGTTAGCAGTTAGTTTAGTCTTTGGTTCATTTATGACCATCCTGTTTCTTATCGTGGGATTGATTGGAGGTTGGACTGCTAGAGAATACATGATGAACTATCGGGAAGTTCCAAGACCTCACCCCGAAATGTTTGATAATCAGGGTAACCTGATTCCAGATGAGGTAATTGCATTTAACTTTGAAAACTATCATGACTACGAAGACAACGGCGAAGAAGACGAAGAGTAGTCCTACTACTAAAAAATCTCCTGCCCCCATCCCTGATCTACCTAATAATCCTTTTCTATTTGAAATCCTTCAAGTAGTAAACAATCAAAGGTCTGCTGCTAAAAAAGTAGAAGCACTTCAGAAGTTTGCTTGTCCAGCATTAAAAACTATTTTTATCTGGAACTTTGATGAAACTGTAATTTCAGTTTTGCCTCAGGGAGATGTTCCTTATG